ATCCATCATGGCAGACTTGGTCCTTACCGCGGCGAATGTCGTCGCCGGTGCAAATGCAGTTCGGGACAGCGGTAATGCCGGCGAGGCGATTAGCGCCGGGCAGGCGGTCTATCGCTCGTCTACCACCAACAAGTGGATGCTGGCGGACAGCGACTCGGCAACGGCCGAGGCGAAGAAAGCGACCGGCATCGCGCTGAACGGGGCCGCGCTCAATCAGCCGCTGGCCGTGCTGAAATCGGGCGATATCACCATCGGCGCGGCGCTGACAGCCGGCGCGGCCTATTACCTGTCGGCGACGCCGGGCGGCATCTGCCCGGTCGCCGATATCGGCGCCGGCGAGGATGTCTGCCTCATTGGTCTCGCCAAGTCCACGACGGTATTGGCCGTCGCGATCCAGGCGCCGGGCGTCACTCTGTGAAGACTGTGAGGATGGACCGGGATTTCGATTATCGCCCGGTCCGCGCACAAGTGATCGCCTATCGCGGCGGTCGCACGTATCAGCGCGTACCAGAGGCCGCGGTTCGCAAGATCGTCGCGGCCGGCGCGGGGAGCATCGTCAATGGCAACGGTCTTGGGACTTGCGAGGCTGCAGGCCAAGCTGAACCGAATGCCGGCAGCCGCGAAGGTTCAGATCAAGGCGGCGATGGAGAAGGGCGCCGACGAGATCGTCACGATGATGAAGTCGCTGGTGCCAGTGCTCAAGGAGCCGGACGAAAGGCGGCGGGCCGGGGCGCTACGTGACAGCATCGGCTGGACGTGGGGCAAGGAAGCGCCGGAAGGCTCTCTGATTGTCGCAACGGTCAAGTCGAAGCTCGGCGGCGATCTCACCATCACGATCTATGCCGGCTCGCGCGATAAGAAACGCGGCATTGACGATGCCTACTATGCCCGCTGGGTGGAGTTCGGAACGGTGAAGATGCCGAAACAGCCGTATTTCTACGTCAGCTATCGCGCCAACAAGAAAAAGGTGGTGCGCCGGATTCGGTCCGCAACCCGGAAGGCTGGCCGACAGGTGGCTGCATCGTGATGTCACCGGCGCTCGAATTGCAGGGAGCGATCGTGTCGCGGCTGAAAGCTGACGCTGCTGTGCGCGCTATGGTGACTGATCGCGTTTACGACAACGTGCCGAATGACGCCGGTTTTCCGCGCATCACGCTCGGCGCAACGGACGAAACGTCGGATGACGCCGATTGTGTCGAGGGGTTGGTCATCTCGTTTCAGATCGACTGCTGGTCGCAGGCCGTCGGCTTCCCTCAGGTGCGGGAAATGGCCGACGCGGTGCGCCGCTCGCTGCACAATGCGGACCTCGCGCTACCGTCCAATGCGCTCATCTCGTTCACGCACCGGCAGACCCGAGTGTTTCGTGATCCGGATGGCCTCACCAGCCATGCCGCAATGACATTCGACGCCTTCGTCGAAGTTGCCGCTTAGGCGGCATTCTCAGGCGGCTCGGCCGCACATTCATGGAGAACAGCTATGGCTGCGCCTACCACTGCCCGTTTCGGCAAGTTCAAGATCCTGCTCGGTGATGGTGCCGATCCGGAAGTTTTCACCGCACCGTGCGGCTTCACCTCGAAGTCGCTGCAGCTCACCAAGAACCTCACCGAGGTCAATTTGCCGGACTGCGATGATCCGGACGCTGTCGCGTGGGTCGGCCGCGATGCGCAAAGCCTGTCAGCTCAGGTGTCGGGGGAAGGCGTTCTGTCGGCGCAATCGGTCGACGCATGGCTTGCCGCGTTCGAGAGCGTCGATTCGATCAACGTCAAGGTCATCATCGAGTTTCCGGCCAAAACCATCACATGGACCGGCAGGATGCACGTTTCCACGTTCAGCCCGACGTCGGAGCAGGGCGGTCGCGTCACGGCGTCGGTCGAACTCCAGTCCGATGGCGAATTGGCGCGGGTGACCACCTGATGCCGCGGGACGCGTCGATCGAACTGGATTGGGCGGACGGCACCTATGCTTTCCGCCTCGCCTGGGGCGAACTGGAGAAGCTGCAGGAGGCGTGCGACGCCGGCCCTTACGTCGTTCTCAACCGCCTGGTTGATAACACCTGGCGTGTCGGCGACCTCAGCAATGTCATCCGTCTCGGCCTGATCGGCGGCGGCATGACGCCGGTGGACGCGCTTCAGAAAGTCCGCGAGTACGTCGAAAAACGGCCGCCGATGGAAAATCTGATGACAGCACGGGCCGTCCTCAGCGCAGGTCTTGTCGGTGCTCCGGAGGAGCAGATCGAAAAAAAAGTCGGGCGGCGGACCCGATCGACAACCTCCCGAACGGGAAAATCAGGTTCGCCGCGATCTACGGAAGCGGCGCCGCAATAGGTTTCTCCCCTCAACAGGTCGCCGCGATGTCGGTTTGGCAGTTCGCGGCGGCGGTTGAAGGCTGGAAGCAAGTGCATTGCTCCGATGAAGACAAAAAGCTGTCGGCGGAAGAAGTCGACGATCTCTGGGATTGGCTGAAAGAAGAATAGGTCTATCGGTACTTGGCGCAGATAGGGTCGCCGACGCACATCGTGCAATAGGATGCGCCCGGTGCCGATTTATCTTTGACGAGGCCGGCGGCTTGTGAGCCTTCAAGGTACATGAATGGCACATACCCAACGTAAGCGCCGGCATCGTTCTTCAAGTTTACGAGTCCGCAAAACCCGCGCTTCTTTTCACCGAATGGATTTGTCTGCGAAATGCAGACGTCCTTAAAGCGCGCGGATGGTGCGTCCGCGAAGAAATTGTCCAGACCTAAGCGGATCATTTCGACGTCCTTCGCAGTGGCTGGCGCGCAATCGGCAATGCTGGCATGGGCTGCGGTGCACCAGCAGAGACTTAGAACGACGATCAGACGAAGCATTGAGACCTCCCGGTAAACGATGGCAACTGACCTCGAAAAGCTCGTGGTGCAGCTCTCCGCTGATATTAAGCAATATCAGCGCGGCATGGCGGACGCCATGGGTGTGACGAACAAGCAGGCGCGGGCCATCGAGGCGCGTTGGCGGCAGGCCAACAAGAACCTTGATGGTATCGGCCGTGGCATGGCGCAGAGCCTTGTTGCGCCGCTCGCCGGCATTGGTGCGGCCATTGGCACGCGCGAAATCATGTCCTATGCGGACGCGTGGACGCGCGCCGGTAACCTGATTGCTGCTGCTGGGCAGGTCGCCGGCCGCTCCGGCCGTTCCCTCGAGGGGATCAACCAGATCGCCCAGGATACGCGCGCCGGTTTCTCCGAAACGGCTGAATTGTATGCCCGGATCCTGCGTTCCACGGCGGGCGTGGCCGAATCCGAGGCTGACGTCGCCAAGGCGACGGAGATCGTGAACAAGGCCTTCAAGGCCGGCGGCGCCGGCGCGTCTGAAATGGCGGCTGGCATCCTGCAGCTGTCGCAAGGTCTCGGCTCTGGCGTTCTGCAGGGCGACGAACTGCGGTCAGTTCGCGAGAACGCGCCACTGCTGGCGCAGGCGATTGCCGACTATTTCGGAGTGACGGTCGCAGGCCTGAAGAAGCTGGGCGAGGAAGGCAAGCTCACCAGCGACAAGGTCTTCAAGGCCATCCTGGCGGCCAAGGGTAACATCGATCTGGCGTTCGGCGCGACGGCGCAGACGATCGAGGACGCGGTCACCCGCGTCAACAACGCATTCACGCAGTATATCGGGCAATCGGATGAAGGACTGGGTGCCAGCGGCCGACTAACGGCCGGCCTGAACGCGCTCGCCGACAATTTCGATCGCGTCGCCGACGTGACGTTGAAGGTCGCCAGCATCATTGCCGGCGCGCTGGTCGGTCGGTCGATCGCCGGCATGGTCGCGAAGCTCGGTCTGGCAACATCGGCGGTGACCACCTTTGTGGCTGCGCTCCGCACTGCCAGCATCGCAACTGCGATCGGCGGTATCGGTGCGGCGGCCGGTCCGCTGGGGCTCCTGATCGGCGGCACCGTGGCCACGGCGCTGGCGCTGTATTACAGCCGGACGCAGGATGCAACGGTCGGCTCCAAGGAATATGCGGCCGCCCTCAAGCAGGTTGAGAGCGCCGCGAAGGCAGCGGCGCCCGCCGTCAAATCGGTCGGCGAGGGCGGGTCATCCGATGCTGGCTTCGCTGGCGCGTACAAGAAGGCCGCGGCCGAGCTGGCGACGGCTCTTGTGCCGGCGCAGCAGGCGGTGCAGTCGTTCATCGACATCTGGAAAGGGTCCGATGCTGCCGGCGAGGCACAACTCGCCAAGATCCAGAAGCTGCTGGGCGAGGTCGCAAAAGGGCAGACACCCGTCAGCAGCCTGAAGGCTGCAATCGAAGAATTGGGCCGGCTGAACGCGTTCGCGAAGATCGCGGCCGACCTCAATGCACTGCTCGGCGGCATTGATACGGCAGCCGGCAAATTCGACAAGCTCGCCAAGCAACTCAAGCTGAACCAGCTCGAGAAGCAGTTCGCGCCGTTCGCCGACGAGGCGAAGTATGAAGAGACCCGCCGAAAAATCGAGAAGGCTGCCAAGGACTATCTTGCCGACGCTGGACGTCGCAGCAAGCTGACGAAGGATCAGCTTCAACTCGAGGAGGAAATCGCCAAGGTCAAGAAAGACGCTGCCGGTAAAGGTGTCGAGTTGACCGACGTGCAGGCGAAGCAAGTAGCCAAGCTTAATGTCGAAGGCGACGAACGTCGTTCGAAGGAAGGAAAGAAGCTGCCGCGCACCGCGGATACGCGTTTCGAGCAGGATATTCAAGGCGTCAAGGATCGCACGGCGGCGTTGATCGAAGAACAAAAGATCATCGGACTATCGGTGGAGCAGCAAGAATCCCGCCGAATGGCGCTGGATCTCGAACAGCAGGCGCTGAAGCAGGTCCGCGAAGAGGCCCGCCAGAACGGTAATGAAAAGTGGCGCGACGTCCAACTCACGCAGGTGCAGAAGGATACAATTGCCCAAGTCTCCGCGGAATACGGCAAACAGGCTGCCGCTCTTGAAATCGTGCGAGAGAAGCATCAGCGTCTCGAGCAGGTTGCATCAGATGTCTACGAGACGTTCAAAAGCGGCTTTGCCGATGCGATCACCGGTGCGAAGTCGTTCTCCGATGCACTTTCCGATGTGCTGAAACGTCTGTCCAACGTTGCGGCGAACTACGCATTCGACCTGCTGTTCAAGCCACCCGGCAGTGGCCCTGGCGGCCTGATCGGAAAATTGTTCGGATTCGACGATGGTGGCTACACCGGTCCGGGCGGCAAGAATGTGCCGGCAGGTGTGGTCCATAAAGGTGAGGTGGTCTGGTCGCAGAAAGATGTCGCGCGGGCGGGCGGTGTTGCTGCGGTGGAGGCGATGCGCAAGGGGCAGCGCGGATACGCGGAAGGCGGTCCGGTGTTGCCTGCTTATAATGCTCCCTCTATTCCGACCGTGCGGAACGTGAGTCAGCGCAGCGGGTTCACCTTCGCTCCGGTATACCAGATTGACGCGACCGGCGCCGATAGTGCCGCCGTGAGCCGACTGACGGCAGCCCTTGCGGCGACGAACGCGAGCATTGAGCGGCGCGCTGTTGCCGCTTACAACGAAAACCAGAGGCGGCGTCAGTGACTGCCCTGGAATGGCCGAAGGTGCTGGTGCCGCCGACCGTGGACATCCACTATGACGCACGGACGATCTCTGGCGGCGTGTCATTGTCCGGTAGGGAGCAGATCGCGTCTCGCGACTTCGGCATCTGGCGTGCGACGCTGGAACGTGTTGCGATCCGTCGACGCGAGCAGGTGTTGGCTTGGCGAGCATTGCTGGTCGGGCTGGATGGTCGCGCCGGCACCGTCCTGGTGCCCTTGTTCGATCGGGCGCGGGCGCCATGGGCATACGACCAGTACGGTCGGCGGCTCGATCCAGCGTTCGCGCGCGATCCGTCGCTCGACGGGACTCAGTTTGCCGATCCGGCCGGCTTGGTCGACAGCCTGATCTCAGCCAAGGTGCAGTCGACCGCTGCGTCGCGCGCCGCCTCGATCGACATCAACATCATGAAGGGCTCCATTCCGGAGCCCGGTATGCACTTCTCGATCGGTAATCGGGCCTATCGAATTCGCGCCGTTACCAATGTCGCAGGCAGCATCGTGACCTGCAACATTCGCCCGGGTCTGCGCGAAGCCGTTTCTGCGGGAGCGGTAGTGAACTTCACGTCCCCGGTCTGCGAGATGCGTCTGACATCCGACGATCAGGGCCGGGCGGGGCTTGATATGTGGAAGTTCGCCTCGCCATCGTTCGAGTTCGTCGAGGCCTGATCGATGGGAATCTGGCTGCCGAACGCCCTGCAGCTGCAGCTCGCGGACAAGGTCATCCGCGCGGCAGCGTTGCTGGATTTCGATTTCGTCTCCGGCCGGCGGCGGTATTGGGTCGGCAAGGGCGATCTCGTCGCGGGCGGGTATACCTGGACCGGCGTGGACACCATCCTATCGCTGGATCTCGGGCAGTATTCGATCAACGGCGCGGCCGAACAGTTCTCACTGTCTTTGGCCGGTGTCAGCGAGGAGTTTTTGCAGAAGGTCAAGGAAGGCGCCGGCGACGTGCTCGGCAGACGGCTTCGCATCTACATCCAGACGCTCGATGAAGACCTTCAGCCAGTAGATGAGCCCTTCCTCGTTCGTACCGGTCGAATGCGCGGGATGCCGTTCGAGGCGACGGGCGTTTCCACCTGGACGATCACGCTTGAATGCGAATCCATCTTCGCGGCGCGCGGCCGGCCGCCAGCGACCTATCTCAACACGGTTGAGCAGCAGCGACGTTATGGACCGAACGGCAAAGGCCTCGAATATCTGCCATCGCTGCAAAATCGGACGGTGACGTGGCCGAAATAGCCTATCTGCTGACCGCATATTTGCGTGAGGCAGCGGGCGCAAGTTTCGATTGGCGGATCCGCAACTGTCACGTCTTTGCCGCCGATTGGGTTCTGCGCGTAACCGGCGTGGATGTTGGCTCGGATTTTCGTGGGGTGTGCAATTCACCGCGAAGTGCCGCGCGGGCGATCAGGCGGGCCGGATTTGCAGACTTGGCGGGCTGCACTGCGGCGCGGATGCGACAGGCAGGCTTTGCCGAAGTCGATCCTGCGGCCGTTCAATTGGGTGACATCGGAATCGTGATGACGATCGGTGAGACGGGGAGGCCGCAACAGACGCTCGCCATCCGCGCGCGTAACGGATGGGCCGTCCTGGCGCCGAAGGGGCTGCTGATCGCCAAAGGACGTGCCGAACGTGCGTGGAGTTTGAACCGTGCCTGAAGCCCTTTTGCTAGCACCCGTAGCCGAGGCGGCTGTTGGCGCAGCCTCGATCGATGCCATCGTCACCGGCTCATTCGTCAGCGCCGCCGGTCTTAGCGCGGGCACGTCGATCTTTGCGTCGATCGGGGCCAGCTTCCTAGGCAAGGCGGCGTTTTCGATAGGCATCAGCATCGGCGTCAATTACCTCGCCAGCCTGTTCAAATCGCAGCCGGTCCAGAAATCGGACAGCACCATTAAGCAGGCACTGCCGGCGCGCTTCATTGATGTCGGGCGCACCAAGTCGGCCGGGTGCCTGTTCTGGTACGAGAGTCCGACGCAGTTCTTCTATGTCGGTAAGATCATCACCTGCGATCGCATCACCGAAATCGAGCAGGTGTGGTTGAACGACACGCTGATGTCGTACTCTGGCACGCTGGAAGGTGTGGCGACCTCGACGAACGGTCCATGGGAAGACAACGTTGTCGTTGAGGCGCGGCTCGGCGCTGTCGATCAGAGCATATCGTCGTTGCTCTCGGGCGGTTTCAGCGAACTGGCGTGGCCGGGTGATTATCGGCTGGCTGGGCTGCCGTGGATCATCTCGCGCTACAGACAGGTCGATCAGAAGAAGTTCATGGAGAAGTATCCGAACGGCGCGCCGGAAACGGCCGTCGTCGGCAAGATGGCGAGCTGTCCGGATCCGCGCAACCCGGCCCATGACCTGAGTGACCCGCAGACATGGACCTGGACCGACAACGCTGCCTGCGTGATCCTGCGCTATCTGGTCGATATCGACGGTTGGGGTCTCGATCCCGACGACATCGATATCGCGTCATTCCAGGATGCTGCCAATCATTGCGACCAGGACGTCCCGACGACATCGGGTTGGGAGAAGCGTTATCGCATCTGGGGACGATACACGACTTCGCAGGATCGCAGCAGCGTCGTCAAGGCGATGTTGGAAACCTGCGACGGGCGGCTGATCGAAGGCCCTGACGGCAAGGCGTATCTCTATGTCGGCATCGCGCGGACGCCGACGGTCACGCTGACGGACGATGACTTCATTTCGATCCGCATCGAACCGTTCGGCGATCCGCTCGATCGCGTCGGCACCATCCAGCCCCGCTGTGTCCTGGAATCGCAGAACTGGCAGGAACAGCCGGTGCCGCAAGTCTCGCTGCCTGACGTCGATCCGAGCGCGGCAGCGCAGATTGAGGACATGCCGCTGCAATATTGCCCGAGCGAGTATCAGGCGCAACGGCTGGCAAAGATCAGGCTGCATCAGCTTTCGCCGGAATGGACGATAACCGGGGTCTGCAATCTCGGCGGCCTGCGCAGCTTTGGTGAGCGCGTCGTCCGCGTCGTTCATTCCGAGCTCGGCATCGACCAAACCTTCGAAGTGACCGGCTATGGCCTCAACCTCACTGACTTCACCTATCCGATCAAGCTGCAGGCGGTGGCGGCCGGCATGTATAGCATGACGCCAGATGAATTGAACGATATTCCGGCAATTCCCGCCGCGCCTTCCATCGCCGGCCTACCGTCTCCGTCCAGCATCACGGCGGTCTACGATGATGCTGTATCTCCGCCCGATATCAACGTGACGTGGGACTATGACAGCACGTTCACCTACGAGCTGCAGTACCGCAACTTCGATACGGTCACACCGCCGCAACCGGACGATGGATGGGTAAGCGTCGCGGTAACCGGCGCGGGAACGCAAAAAATCACGAGCGTTCCGGCCTACCCGGCGCACCAGGTGCGGATGCGCACGTTGGGAACGCGATCGGCATCGGCCTGGAGTGAAGCTGTTGACGTCGAGGAGTCATAGATGAGGCCGGCGAGACGAAATTGGATCGCAAGCAATAATGAGTCGTGGCGGTTTTCGTTTCCGCTCCGAAATGCGGCGGGGCCATTCGACCTGACTGGATATAGCAACTTCAAGATGCAGCTTCGCCGCTATCCGGAAGCCGCGAGTATCGATCTTGATTTATCGTCGGGGTCGGGTCTCAGCGTCGACACGCCAGCCAACGGCGTCATCGAAGGCACGACATCGCTTTCGCAGGTGCAGAACCTATACGGCGAATACGTCTACGACGTCACGGCAGTTTTCGCTGGAGCGCCCGTCGTTCTGGTGACGGGATCAATCACTGTACGGCAAGGAATCACGCGATAATGTATCCGACGAATGACGACTTGATCCTTTACGAGGCAGGTCCGCGCGGACCTGCGGGTGAAGTGACGCAGGATGCGCTCGATGCGGCGGTTGCCGCATTGGGTGGGGCCATCGCCCTCAAACTCGATGCTGCGGCCCTTGATGTAGATCCAGCGCTCACCGCCAACAGTGATGCTAAGATCGCGTCGCAGAAGGCGGTCAAAACTTACGTAGCGGCGTTTATCGCGGCGCAAGACGTGATGGTTTTTAAGGGCCTAATCGACTGTTCGGCGAACCCTAATTATCCGGCGGCCTCGAAGGGCCACCAGTACCGCGTCAGCGTTGCCGGACGTATCGGCGGCGGCACTGGTCCGAAGGTCGAGAATGGCGACATTCTGATCTGCCTTGTTGACGGATCTCCGTCAGGTTCGCATGGCGCAGTTGGTGCAAATTGGGGAATCATTCAGACCAACATCGACGGCGCGGCCACCGTCGATGGAGCCCAGACGCTGACGAACAAGACGATCAGCGGAGCGGCGAACAGTCTGGATGTTGCTTTGAATCGCGATGTGACCGGCATCATTACGCCGATGGGGCGGCTGACCCTAACGGCCGATGTTGCCGTCTCTGACAGCGTTTCGGGCGCCAATACGATTTACTACACACCCTATCTCGGCAATCTTCTGCCGCTCTATGACGGCTCGGTATTCAAGCCACGTGCCTTTGCGCAGCTGTCACAGGCCCTTTCAGATACGACAAAGAGCCCGGCAGCAGCGACTGCGAACAGCGTCTACGACCTGTTCGTGTGGGATGATGCCGGCGTGCTTCGCTGCACCCGAGGGCCTGCGTGGGCAAACTCAACGACGCGTAGTGCCGGCACGGCGCTAACAAGGATAAATGGGATTCTTGTTAACAACGTCGCAATTGCAAACGGTCCCGCCGCAAGACGCGGAACTTATGTCGGCACGATAGCCACGAACGATGCCGGCACCGTCGACAATATCCGCGGCGGCGCTGGAGCCGAAACTAGGCTCATGGTCTGGAACTACTATAATCGTGTCTCGGCGTCGTACTCTGCCAGCGAGGCGAGTTACTGGACCTATACGTCCGCGGCGGTTCGGCCCGCGAATAATACGGGCAATGCGCGCGTAACATTCGTCACAGGGCTCGCTGAAGATACTGTCGTCTGTTCTTGTCAGTGGCTGGTTAGACTCCTTGGTGTGTCGGGAGCATACGCCTTTGTCGGCGTCGGCTTCGATTCAACGTCTGCGATGGCGATTTCAGGCGAGTTAAGCAATCCGACGACGGTTCAACACGCCCTTCCGTTTGCGGGGCGACGTGCATTCCCTCCAGTGATCGGCGTGCATTATTTTCAGATGCTGGAGCAGGGCGACGGCGCTAACGCCAACTACTTCTATGGTTCGCCGTACTCTTTCGTAACGGTGGATTTGAGGAATTGATCGATGGCGACGATTGCTTTTGATCGGGCCTACAATCTCGTAACGATCGAGATTTTGGCGGACGAGACGTTCGACCTTCCGCATCAGCTCTTAATGTTGACGGCGGCCGGCCGCGAGGCTGCGCTCGATCTGACCGAGGGCGGTGCAATTGCCTCGCCACGCCTGGATTTCTACATCCGACCACGTCTGAACCACTCTGCGATCATCAAGCACCTTTCTAATGTCCCGGAAATCGGCGGGATCGTGATCGACGACCCGCAAACCGGAAAGATAGGTTTCTACGTCGAGCAGCCTGTCGTAGCCGAACAGCTTCCCGTCGGTGAATGGGAGCATTTCCTGTTCCGGACGTTGGGCGATCGGAAGATTGAACTCTATCGCGGACGGTTCATCGTTCACCCCGCGCGTATTTCCTAGCAACAAACTGGATCAGTCATGTCCGCAATCACAAGAGCCCGCCCGGGCATCGTCGCCGCGCGCGAACTTGGTCCACGCGGTCTTCCGCCAGAGCATAAATGGGCAGGTCCAAATCTGAGTTTTCGCAACCCGGACGGATCGTGGGCTGCACCTGAGAATCTCCTTGGACCCATCGGGCCGGACGGCGATGCGCAGACGTTCACTTCGATCGCGCAGGCCGAAGCGTCGGAAATTGTCGTCGGGCTCAACGTCATTCGCGTGCTGTTTCACGATGCAAACTCGCGCCTCGCCGTTGGTTACTATCGGCGCGTCGGAATCGAGCCTACGCACGAATACAAGCTGCGAAGCTCTGATCGGTTCATGCCGGACGGCTCAACCGATCTCGACAATGGCGGGTGGTGGGAGTTGTTCGATCCGACCGTGAACCCGTACATGTTCGGAGCCCGCGGCACCGGCGTTGATGACGACACCGCCAATATGCAACACTTCCTTTCGTATGGCGAAGAGGACGTTGAGCAATTCGACGCGGTGTCGTTTCCGTCGATCATCCGGATTCGCGACGGCTCGTGGTATCGGCACGCTGGAAAAGAGTTCGTTCTGGACCTTGCCGAAGGCGACGGTGAAACGGACAATTCCGCGTTCTTCCACGACATGTCGGAAGGCCTGGCCGACTATCGCGGCGTCCTCACGCTAGGGCGCGGGATATTCAGGACGACGGGTCCACTCTCGATCCCCAAGAATGCCAGCCTCATCGGCGAAGGGTCGAGCCGGTCGATCATAGACGCGTCCAATGTGGATACCGCAGGAGCCGTTCCGGACTGGGCCGTGGTTCGAAAGGTCGGTGGTGTGCCCATTCGCATCGCCGATCTCGGACTGAATCCGGCTACGGGAAGTCCGGCCCTGGTGTTTGCCGCCGACCACAATCTGCGGCGAGACGATCTGATCCTGATATACAACCCGGCGGATTACTCTTATTCGCCGTGGCGTGACGTGTATCGGTCGGGTGAGTTCGCAATTCCCCGCACGATTGTCGCGTCGAATGTTGTGCAGTTGAACCGCGGCATCTACTCGGACGGTGAGTGGTCTGGCTGTGTTGATGGCGGTGCAGAGAATGAGCACATCGGCCTCGGCGGTGCTTATTCTTCTGTCGCCTATAACAAGG